ATAACATCTCCTGATGAAGCATATGTCATTGCATACTTTATAGTTGCAAATGCTGTATTTTCTGTTGCTCCCCACTGATTTGTATTGTTTGCTGCTGTATTTAAAGGATTATTACCACCTACCTGTGCTTTATCTGTACCATTCTTTGAAACATACCAAGTATTCCCAACACCATCTGTCATGCTCTGTGAGAACATGGATGTGATTATAGTTTCGTCATTCGGGACACCATTAAGTAATTCCTCAACCGTACCGTTATTATTAATGAATAACTTACGATCAGGAATATTTAAGGCAATTTCATTACTTCTAAGATCCGATACTAGCGGTTTAGAATTAGGTGTCGTTGACCTCTTTGGCTGAATTCTCGTTGCCATCTACAGCATTCTCTTGTTTGGAATTTTCTATACTACTATTTAACCGTTTGGTTAAATCGCTTATTTTCGCTTCTAGAACGATATTTGTTAAAGTCAAATCAGTTACCTTCTTTTGAAGGATTGAAATTAAAGCATTAATGTCTAAGTCATTCATAATTTGTTAAGGGCTAAAACGTACCCCCGTCGAGGGTATCAGACCATACTGGAACACCAGCAGATGTTACAGTAAGAATTTGGTATGAAGTTGCAACGTCAGGTGTGATACCTGGGTTACTCATGTTGGCAGCAGCAGTTTCTAGTAATTCACTAGTGCCATTACCATAAAGAATACCGTTAGTGTTAAACTCAGATCTACCAGTACCACCATACTCAACCCTTAAGTCAGTATCTAGTTCTAGTTCACCAAGAACAACGGTTCCTCTATTTGATGTTATTGCAGTAACTCTTAACTTTAAGTCATCAGTTCCTGCAGAACCACCTATTGCGTTACCTGCAATAGTTAGTAAGTCACCTTCTTCATAGTATGTACCAGCAGCAGTTATGGTTATAGTAGTTATAATACCAGAACCATCCCTTCCAATAGTAAATTCTATTCCAGTTCCTTGTCCACCAGAGGCAGATAAACCTGTATATGTTTGAGATGCTTGTCCAACAATTGTTGTACCACTTTCATAATCTTTATCATCTTTCTCTTTTGCTACAGCACTAACTGCACCAAATGTATGAGAGAAGATGTTGTTTGTGTTAGTTGCATCTTCTATAAAAGTAAATGCACCTAAACCATCTTTACCAGCAGTTCTATCGAAACCAAAGAATCCATGTTTGATTGCAGATCCATTATGATAAGAATACTGGATACCACGATCCATTCCATCATTAGAACCCTGTGTGATAGTAACAAAGTCACCTATCTCCATCTGTGCTGAAACACCAGCATTTAATGTAATTGCTGTTAACTCAAAACATGATTGATCAGTAGAATCTTTATTGATTGTTGTTACAGCTGGAGTACCAGTGTTACCACCTGCTAATTCAGTTCCTTCATAGAATGCTGTTTCTCTTAAAGAAAGAGCAGTAGCAAGTGTAATTCTAACAGTACTTGATGTTTGTGAAACGAAAGTACCTAATAACTCATATACACCACTTCTCTTGTGGTAAATATTGTCTCCATTACTTGCTCCACTAATTGTGCTAGAAGTATGGAATACTACATCAATACCATTAATTGTTCTACCACCACTACCAACGTTAGTACCAGTTACCAATCCACCAGTAGCGATACCAGAAGGATTGTCAATATTAAGTGTTGTACCGTTTGCTAGTATCTGTCCTGTTAATGCTTTCTCAGAAGTAGTATCACCTATGTTAAACACAGGATCGTTTACTGTCATCTGAGTAGAGTTAACAGTTGTAGTTGTACCAGCAACTTGAAGATTACCTCTAATAACAAGGTCACCTGCAGCATCTCCATTAACTGGATCTGGGTCTAATATAATTTGTGATCCAGAAACAGTAGAAATGGTATTACCATCCATTCTAAGGTTGTCAATATTAAATTGACCTACGATACTTGTATCACCACTGTAAGAGTTAGTTCCGTTAAAGTTAACAGCAGCATTAAATGTTGTTGTAGATTCAACTGTTAGTTGGTCTGCATTTGATGTACCAATTGCAGCATTATCATCAACTTTAAGTTCCTTAATCCATGCAATTTTATCAACACCCAAACCACCAGAGATCATTACAGCAGCATTGGTTCTGTTTGTTGCATCAGTTAAATCAGCAGCAGTAATTTGAACTCCACTATCAAATTGCCAATCAGCACCGTCTACCTTTACCTTATCAGTAGATGCTTCATCGTATCGTATACCAGCATCTCCATCTGTACCAAACTGAATTTTAGTATCATCACTGAGTCGAAATTCAGGTGTGTTAGCACCAACTCGATCTAATCTTAGAACGTTTGCTACTTCATCAAATTTAAATTCGATATCTCCAGTAGTACCAAATTCAAATTCCTGACTATCTTCTATTACAATCTTACCTGTGCCATTTGCACGGAAGATCATATCTTGGTCTGTAGTATCAGTTTCAACTACATTACCGTTTATATTGATATCATCTACTCTAAATCTATCTACTTTACTATTGCTATCAACAATAATTCCAGAATTTGCAGTAAGAACTCCATGAACATGGTCTAACATGTCTGTGAAATACTTACCTCCAATTACTTGGACTGTAGTATTATTGTCACCAACGAAGACCCTATCTCCTCGGTTGACCTGTGTACCAGTACCAACCGTAAGACCTAATTCTCCAAATTCTAAAGAACTAGGTACGGTTGTTCCTGTACTTCTTTTTACCAGGATGGTTGATGCCATCAGAACGATCCTCCGTTAACTGTTACTGAATTAAGAACATTTGTTGATTGAAATTTTTGACTCGCTGAGTCATATACTAAAACATAACCATCTGCAAGCCCGACTGTGCTTGTATCAACGTCCGCTAGGTTTTGTAGCGTCGCTGCACCACCTATAGCGATTCTAGACACTTGTGGAGATACTTGGTCTCCAAATCTTACCCTACTCATACCGTTACTCCTTCTACGATGGTTATCACACCTTCCAGTATTCTGGATTTTACATTCTGTGCTGACGAAATCACAATATCATAAACATATTTACCAGGTGTCATTGCTGCTGTTGTAGCATTACCTAAAGATATAGTAATAGCACCAGAAGTTACTGGAGGTACAATTAGCACTCCAAAATCTGTTGCTGTACTGCTTGTGTAATGCTTCTTTATCTTTCCTGCAGCTGTGAAACCAGTCAAATCGAAACTTGACCCGTTATCTTCAGTCACATAAAAAGTATTTGTAAAATCAGCACCTTGATAAGCAATTAAATTAGTTACTGCAGCTAGCATTAATTATTCCTACATCATTTTGTATTTATACCAGTTGTCAATTTAACTAACAACTGCTTAATTTCTGAAATTTCTGACTCTAACTTGTTTAATCTTTCTTTATCTAATTCTTTTGCCTCACGTTGAGCAACGTATTTTTCATATTCGCTACGATCAGTATTTACTATCGCTCCTGTTTTAGGATCTCTTGATAAATTTGAATTTCCCTCTACTGGTATTAAGCTAGAGCTATGCATCTTAAATCTTTAATAATGGGTACAACAGCAGCATTACGAGATCTCATTCTGAGTTTAATTTGATACTGTGTAAACTGCTTTGCAGACAGATCTTTCTGGTATGTATAATCAACGAAATCAAATTCATTTTTACTACCAGAATAGTTAGTAGAAGTTAATTCCTCCCAACTTTGATCACCAGGATTAGTTTCATCACCTGTTAGCAACTTAACATATACATCAATATCAGTTTCTGATGAGTTATATGCAGCAAAATCAATTCTTAATGAAGTACACTCATTAGCAACGGTTATCAACTTAGTGATATAGTTTGCACCATTGAAATCTTGCTTTGGACTTATACCAATATCATAATTACTATCATCATTAAAGAAGAACTCTTTATCAAAAGTTCCATCAAAATCTGTAACTCTGTTTCCAGTTGTCACAATACTCATTCTATCTTGATCTATTACAGGACTTAAATTATCTGATGTACTAGAAAGTGTAAACTGTAATTGACCAGATTGAGAACCTACCATCTGCCTCTCTTCATTAATAGCAGATGCAATTACTCTAGGTGAATTATAGTAATTGTGTTCATTTAATGCAACTGGACTAAAGGCAGAATCTCTCTTATAGGATCTTTGAGATGGAACAGCAGCTGCTGCAGGTATACTGAATGCAGATGTTCCTATAGATGACCCACTAGTACTTCTAAATGAAGCATCTACAGCAGTGCCAGGTAACTCTCTATATCCTATTAAAGGCATTAATGAATTATATGCAATATTTTTACTTCCATATACAGCACTACCACCAAATGTAGTATTTGTAGTTGCAAGAGTTCTTGTTAAAGAACTTAAATCAATCTGATAACTATCAAGAGTTATATACTCTAATTGATTATGAATCTTATTGACTTCTGTTAAAGGTATTCCATTGACAACATAATGTTCTACTTGCCACCCAGAATCTTTCTTAAATCCACTGCTTGGTGCTGTACCTTCAATTAATGCAATAGTAGTAATCGTATATTGATTATTAGCTTCGGTACTTATTCCAGTTAATGGATTATAACTGTATACACAATCTCCTATTTTAGCATATGCTGGATTTGTATCTGAAGGTAATAATCCTTTTATAGGATTAGTAAATATTACACTTACAGATGATTCAGTTCCAGAGTTGATAGATGCTGGTGATATGGTTATAGTTGTTCCATTAATATTAGTTACTCTTGTATTAGCAGCAAATTGAGTGCCAGCAGAAGTAGTAACAATATCTCCAACTTCTAAACTAGTGTTGTTATTTACAGTTATAGAGGATGTTGTAGCAGTTAATGATGCAACAGTTTTAGTTGTCTGTAGATATTTAAAATCAGTATATGATCCAGATAGTGTTATAGCAGAACCTGCAGCACCATTATAATTAGCATCTAGATTTGCATATTTCTCACTACTTACACCTTTTAACTGTACATAAGATGCTGAATCATACATTCCATGATTCTTATGATAAACCTTCATTCTACCACTATTGACAGTTAGTTCAATAGGATCTCTTCTTAACTTATTATAGAATAGATTTCCACTAGTATCAACATTTAAAGTAATACTAGGAGTTTCATTTATATTGAATTTTGCTCTATAAATCTTAAACTTCATGTCTTGCATTTCTGCAGTAGTCCATGTAGATGCGTTTTGTGACTTAAATAAAACACCAGCATATGGTTGTTTAGATATTCTTTCTCCATTTAAATCATCTTTACCCATCTCTGATAACCATACCTTATACTCAACTGAGGATGTCAATAAAGCAAAACAATATTCTTTTCTTTCTAAGAGATAGACAGGAGTTTCAAATACAAACGTAGTTGAAGTTAAAGCATCATCTGATATGTTAACATTAGATGGATCTAAGTTTACAGTACCTAATATTGTTGGAGAAGGATAACCATTAACCATCTCTCTAATCTGCATTGTTACAGGTAATGCAGTATCCTTTGTATTGAAGAATACATCAATCTTAGATATAAAACATCCACCTGCTTCTTCAATTAAGAATGATTGTGCAAGAGGATCATACCAACCACCAGCTCTAGATGAAGTTGATGAGGTTGTTATTGTTCTAGTATCACCAACTGTCTCATGTACAACTTCAGCATTTCTTACTAAAAGAACATCACTTTGTTTAGTTAAGATAGTACCATTAGCACTATATGTTCCTTCAGCAGAACTATCAGCATCACCAGGAATTAGTGAATTACTTGGACTATCAGTTAATCTAACAATAGATTCTCCAGTTTTCCATCTTTGATTAGAATCTTCAACTGGATCTGGAATAAAGATACTCGCTCTCAAGTTACCTTTATCATCAGCAATAAGATGTTTCTTAGTTACAGTAGCAGTAGCACCACTAGTAGCACCAGCAATTATATCTCCTTCTAAAAGATAACCACCATATGAATTACCTGCCAACTTCTGCATAGATCCTATGTTTAAGTTAAGGAAAGTAGATGTAGTACTATATGCAGTAGATGTAATTGTATTACCAGTATATGGGTCTATACTGTAAGGTTTATTAAGTTTAGCAATTCCTCCTGTAGGTTGTCCCAATTTACACTTAAATTTTCTATTGACATTACCTGTTACTACTATATCTTCACCATTATTAAATGCTACTGATCCAGCAGTCATAGAAATTTCAATTATCTTAGGTGTTGCATATGCAGATATATCTTTACCATCTAAGAATGGATACACTCTAATATTTGGTTTTAATCTATATCCAGTAATAGAGAAGTTTCTAGATCTCTTAAAGTGAGCATATTTTGTATCAACAACTCTGTCTCCAAGTACTTTTCTGTCAGTACGTGGTTGTACAAACGCCCTTATACCACTTCTACTTTGATTTGAAGTTGTTGTTGTAGTTGTATCAGTAACTCTTCTGATTGGAGCACCACCACCTGCACTTCTTTCAGTCCATCTTCTAGTACTAGTTGAACTACTTGTCCATTGTGTTTCCCATGAATTCCATTCTGTAGGTCCAAAACCACTATTAGAATCTATACCAAGTTCACGTACCTTTGCTTCATAATCTCCCTCTACTTCTGTTAATGATTCTGGTAAACGATTCTCTTCTATCCAGTCATCAGATGCTGGAAATACATTCATTAAACCAACCCATGATACAACAGCAAATGGGTTTACATTCTCAAGAACACATGCATATGGTTGCTCAACTAATAATTGATCAGTATAATCAAGCATCAACAAATCACCTTTCATGTAATTTGTAGGTTCAGTATCATAAATTAAAGTGCTATTTGTACTATAGTGTTGAGGTCTTAACTCACCCATAGTTGTATCCACAGAACACTTGTAGTTTGGTTCTCTTGGTTCACCAATAGCATGAGATGAGAAATTGTCTACTAAGAACCCATTCTTTAATCTATTATTACCACTACCATCGGCAATGAATAGGTTTTTAGTGTCAGTTTCTAATAAACTTAATTGTGTATAGTATTCTATATTTTGAATTCTATTTTCAAGACCACCAATATCTTTCATGGTGTATCTTCTTTGATAATGTCTCCTTATCTTAACATCATTTAAATCTCTAATGTATGGTGGCATATCAATAGATAATACCTTCATAGCATTAGCAAGTGCATCAGATGGAGATTCTGGGAATAAACTAGGAATACCTTCTTTACTAATAAACTTACCATTCTTATCAAGATATAGTTCATCTCTTCTAGCTAAGTAATATTCAACATCTCCGTCAGTTGTACCACTTGGTAATAGGTATTTACCTGTTTGTTGGAATGCTGTATTAGCAAACTCACCACTAGCAGTTGTTAAAGTTGTACCAGAGGTAATAGTTCCTATAGTGTAAACACTTGAATCTATTTCTCCATTTCCATTCAAAATATTAGAAGCATCAATTCTCCAGTCAATAAGATCACTCAAATAACATTTCTCTCCATTAAACTCATAACTTGGAATCTCATCAAAATCAGCATCGTAGAAAGATTCTATACTAGAGAACACACCATCGTTATTTTCTGTTTTAAAGTGATCAAAAATAATTACTAACTTACTAGTTTCTGATATAGCACTATCATTTGATACTTTAACTAATTTACTATAATTAAATGCTTGATCTCTTTGTCCATCATCTAAAACATATCTTTCTTTAATATTAGGAAGACCATGACTATCAATTGTACTTATAGATCTTTCTGCAGAACTAGCATATCCAAATAAAGTTTCATTACTAATAAAGTTTGTAGTACTTAGATATACAAAATATAAAACATTACCAGATTGTTTAATTATTCTTCCTTTTGAACCACTAGTTCTACCAACAAATATCTCTCCAACTTGGAAAGCAGTTGTTGCTGAAGATGACATTAAAGTTACTTTTGGAACAACACCAATAGATGCTGCAGATCCAGTAGGATCATTATAGATTGCATGTATCTTAGAAACTTTAGTAGTACCAAGAGATACTATATTATTATTGATTGGGAATGTGGCACTATTTGTAAATTCAGCACATCTCATTTTCTTATGTGAAATAAGATGTTGTGTTGGTGTATCAATCTTTTGTGGACCTATTAAAGTGAAAGCAGCACCATTATTTCCTACTGCTAATGTTACAGTTCCACCAGTAACACCTACAGATGATATAGTAACAGCAGATGTTACACCATTAATGAATACAGTGTAATCACTTGCAGTAGTAGAAAAGTAATTTCCAGTAACCTGAATATCACCTGAACCATCAATTGTACCAGTTTCAACTGTTTGAACTGACTGTACTTTGGTATCAGATAATGTTTTTATAGTACGACCTTCACTAACTTTGAAGAATAAAGGTTTTGGTGAACCTTGTAGTTTATTAATAGTATAATCTGTACCACCCGAAACTGTATCACTAGTCCAGTTAATAGTACCACCAAGGTTTATTGAACCACCAACTGCATCTTGAATAGTATAAGAACCTATAAATGAGACATTTACCAACCTTGCAAGGTTAGTAGTTGTAGCAACAGTATACTCAGCAGCAACTAATATTGCATATCCAATAACTGTACTACCAGAGTTCTTTAAAGCAACTTTATTTGCTCCAGTTAAATTAGATGCAATTAATGCTTGTGTTATAAATCCACTATTAGGAGAACTTAGTACAAATTCTGAACCTCTACCATCTGTAGGAATAGTTGAGTTGTTTATTAATTCAACAGTTCTTGGTTTGTTTATATCAACATATGTTGTTTCAAGGTTTTCTAATTCATAACCACGAACATATGATTTACCTGGTGATACTGCAATTTCAAATATATCTTTAGTTGGAGTGTTTCCATCATCAGTTGTTGTATTAACTTCAAATACACCGTTGTTTATTCCATTATTTAAACATTCATCTTTTGTAAAATCATATGCTCTTACTTCATAATCACCAGATTCATCATATGTTCTTCTAGCAAGAATATCTTCAATACTTGCTGTTGCTCTATCATTAGTAATATTTTTAGTATATCCATCATCTAAACGTAAAAGTTCAATAAAATCACTAGCAGAAGTATCTGTTAATGATTTCTTGGATAATATTGCTTTTAATTTTAATCTATGAGCACCAGGTGCAGAGTAATTAGAATATCCTTGTGATGGGTCTGTTAATGTTGTATCTTCTTCTGGGGTTACAATTTCTTCTAATATTTGTAATCCAACTTTATATGAAGGAGTTGTACTGAATTGATCAAGAACAATCTCTTGTTCTAACACTTTTACAAAGTGTCCTTTTGCAAAGTAAACACCTTCAGTAATTTTAGCAGAAGATCCTACATAGGAAGCACTTTGACTAACACACTTAGCAAAGTCAGTGTTTGCCTGTATAACAGTAGTTCCAATACTAAATGAGTCCTGTGCTAATATAATTTCATCATCAGCAAATGTTCCACTAGTATTAGCAGTACCAGCAGAAGTATATTTTACATATAATGTCGTCTTACTCTTTTCTGACTGTTCAGATGTTAATACATTAACTACTTTTGCTTTAACACCTGTAGTGTTACCAACAATTGTTTGTCCTACGATATAAGGTGTAGTTGAACCTGAGGGTGTAGCAACTAATGCGTTACTAGGTATACCAAAGTATTCTTCTTCTATTAATATTGCAGTATATTGTAAATCGAAACCAACTTGACCAGGAACTACCTGATCTCCTTCTTTGTAAATACTCTTTCCAAACTTTTCTATCTGATCTTGTAAGATAGATTGTGATTGTGTAAGTTCCCTTGCCTGAAGTGGATATCCAGGACGAAATAGCACCCTATGAAAATTCTTATCAGGGTCAAAATCCTCAAAGTATGGAGGTGTATTAAGATCTGTGGACTGAGGCATTTTAGAACTCTAGGATAATCTTAAAATCTTCTGTTTGGTCGTCGGCTCTTGAAATAGTAGCCCTATTATCTATGTAGATGATTTCACCAGAACCTCTTGTCAGTTCTGAATCTTTTACTGCAGTTGATGCATCAGAATCAATAGTTTTTTGTTCAACACTTCCACCTATAGGTGTAATGGTAACATTTTCACCAGCAGCAAAGTTAGGTTTAGTACCTGTGCTAGTTTGACCATATTGTAGAACATTTTCTTGAGTGTAATATATTGTATAAACACCACCAGCAGTTTCATAGTGTATAACTCTTCCAGTAGCACCACTAGTAGCACCCTCTATCTTAGCATCATCATATGTACCATCAGTAGATGAAGATAACGCTGAAGTTATCTTAAGTTGCTTTGTACCAATTGCAATACCAGAAGATGTACTAACAATAGGATTATAAAGTAAACCAACGATATGAAAATCATTACCAAATAAGAAATCATCCTTTTCTAACTTGGCATGCATTGCTATTCTATAACCACCTAGTTCTCTACCTATACTTTGTCCCAATCCTTCTTTACCTGTTACGATTGGTCTCAATACGCCATTAGAACCAGTGCTTAAGTTAATTTGACCAAATGTATACCCTTGACCAGGATTGACCACCTTAACGCCTGTTATACCACCACTTTGATTGGTAGAGGTAATTCTAATTTTACCATTAGAACCATCACCAATAATGTCATACTCAGTGTTTGCTAGGTATCCAGTACCTGCAGTATCTATCAATACATTATAAATTGAACCACCATAGTTAGCAGCTGGTGCTATTACATTTGATGGATCTATTGCACTATCCTCAGGTATAGGAACGTACTCATCAGTTTTAAACTTCTCAAAATCATTTGCATTTACAGTAAACATATACTTCCAAATATACCCATCAGGTAAAGTGAAGGGTGCACTAGAGGTAGATGTTGGTTCTGAAGTAGATTCTCCATTACCATTATTATCTAAACACTTATAAACTTTATATTCTGAAGTTACAACATAGAAATTAGTTTCATATAAATGCTGTTCAAAGTTATTTGACTGAACATAAGTTTTTACATTACCAACAACATTAGTAATATCTCCATAATCATGACGATAGATATCATAAACCGTACCAGATGCCCATTTATTATTTCTAACTACTGAACGCATTTCTGCTGAAGTAACTCTCTTTAAACCAATTATCTGATCGTATATTTTAAAATTTGAACTCTGATTATCAATAGGGTCGTTTGCTACATTAGTTGCACTACCATCAAAATTCTGCCAACCAGTTGCTTTTGCAAAAAACAACCAAACCTCTGCCAACGAAGACGCAGGAAGAGCTGAAACACCTGATATGCCAGGTATTTCTTTAAGAGCTATAGCATCTTTGAACTTTTCAGCAAATACTACTCTAAATTTATCAGTTAAAATCGCTGCCATTGTCTGACGGGTTTCTTTTTATTTATAGGACTAGAAATTATAAATAAACTCTACTTTAAAGAACAAATGTTCAGTACCAACACCAACGCTGGTTAGAGAGATAAAGCTATCAGCATCTAAATTGGTTTTAGACGTTGCTAATTTTATCGTATTAATATCAATTACTTCTACATGATATTGAGTTGCATCATCTAAACCACCAATTGCTGTACCACCATCACTGGTATATGAGATCACATCACCTTGAGTAAATCCATGACTAAAAATAGTTATAGTGTTAGCAGTTGTACTTACATAGGTGCTAGATGATCCATCAACTATGTGAGTTGCCACAGTTTGATATTCATTCACAAGATCATCATCATCTACTGCATGAGAATTTATAGTAGATATATTTTGATCAATAGGGAATTGAGCATCTTCTAATTTAACGTATAATAATCTATTTGTTTGATCCCACCTCACAAGGGTAGCAGTTTTAGTTGCACCACCTTGAGCTGAATAACTTATAGTAGTACCATCAATAGTTTCAATACTACCATCACCATTAGTACCACCGTCAGTTGATGATAAAAACGTCTCACCAGCTGCAGTAGCATTTAATTTGACTATTTGATCAAATGGAACATCATAACCAATCAGTACACCTTGCAATTCATCAATCGTACTATTGGTTCTTGGCACAAATGTATTGTATGTACAATTAATATGCCTTATACCAAAGTTATCTGTAGCTGGTAAAACTAAAGTAAACTCATTACTATCATCATCAGGTGAATTAGGAAGATCGGATGATATATCATTCAAAGTCATTTTAGTTATAGCAGTTACATACCAAACCTTGGTAGATAAAGCATATGGAGAATTTGTATTACCAAATCCACTAACTGATGACTTTAAAGTTCTTCTAGCACGTAAGGATTCTCTTATCCTTGCCTTCTTATGTAGATCAGCTTTAAACCAATCTGTTCCATTTGGTGTTACATCTAAACTATTAGCACCTAATACTAAACCTGCAGAGTCATCTACAGATAAAGTTGTAGAACTAGTAATATTGTTAATTATTCTTGGTTCTATCTCATCTGATTGAATAATAACGTCATCTGCTTCAACTACAGCATCAATATCAATACTCTCATAATCATTAGCTGACCCAACAAATATATATCCTTCAAAGTCAGATCCTGCTCTTGGTGTAGAAGTAAATTCAACCACACTACCAAGTAAAGTAAATGCTGTAATTAAATCAGGATACGCCTGAGGTCTTCCAAATTGTGAGGTAGATGGTATTTGTAGTACACCATCAATAAACAATAGTAAGTTAGCACTTATATTAGTTTCTGGTTTTGCTTTATGAATCAAACTGAATATCTCACCAGTAACACTTCTTAAATCAAATACAGTATCAATACCATTAAAATATGGTGACATATCTTGAATAGCAATTAATTCACCAACATAAAAGGAGTTAAATGATACACCATCTGCTGGTGCTTCACTAAAGTTAATTGTAGTATGTTCTGTAGAAAGACCACCATCTACAGTTGCAAGTGTATATGCTGTACCTGTCTTTTGAAGTATACCATTTATGATGATAAAGAGTTCAGCATTAGTTGCTATATTTACTCTTTCACCATCTTTCTTCAATTCAAATATTAATTTTTCCCCATCAAACCCTCTATAGAAATTAGATACAGTAAGGGTTCTTGGAGTTATTTTCTCAACACTAGCACCATTAGCAAACACTCTATCACTGTTGCTATTCAATTCACCTCTAGTTACAGTTAAGTCATTTGTTGATACATTAGTAACTTTAACTATTTCGTAATTATCAAGTACCAAATAATCACCATTAGTGATACCAGTTGCACTTGCTACTGTAAATACAGTTTCATTTGTTAATACTCCAAATGGTTCATTTAACGTAGTAGCAGTAGTTGTTTGTATAGCAGATACAACACCACTTTCTAGTGTATCACTTGAAGCAAAAGCAAGATCTCTTTGAGTAAATATTACATCTAAATTAGTTTCAGTTCCAGAATTGAGAGTTGGTTTATCTATTGTAATAGTAGTTCCAACAATATTTGATACTTTAGTATCAGTATCAAATATGCCACCATCTACAGTAGTAACAATATCATTAACTAATAAATCAGTAGAATCACTAACAGTAAATGATGTTGTAGTAGCATTTAAAGATGCAACAGTTTTATTAACACCTGTTTTTAACTCCTCTATCCATAACTCATAATGGTTAATTCTAATAGCACTGAGGTCTAAAACAACAATAGTTAAGTTACCACCACTAATATTAGTAAATGTTACCTGTAAATAAGTACCAGAATCTGGATCATTATCTATCGCTGATATTTCTAATTCATCATCATTAGCACTAGTTAATCCTATAGAAGCATTATACTTAACTCTATCTCCTACATTTAATCCTATTATATCTGCTAAAGTAAGATTAAATGTGGCAGCATTAGCAACAACAGTTGATGCTAGACCTGTATTAACTACTTTACGATTAGTTTCTCTAACTACCCTAGCAATTCTTCCAGATGATTTAGATGTTACAACATAGTCACCAACAACAAAATCTATAGGATCTTGTTTAACCATAATGACATTCTTACTAACATCATCAAACTGATAGTTTACTGGGTCAGGTGGAGTAATTGTTTGACCATTAATAGAAGTTTGATCACCTATACCTCTTCTTCTATAAAGAACACCAACAAACTGTCTACCTACAGTTGAATCAGGACTTACGTATCTTTGTGGTGCTTCAAAGAAGTTAATTTTCCTAACACCACTCGTTATTGTCTTATATGCAATATCTGGAGTTTG